TAGGATTAGTCTTTGCAAAAACCAATACATCCCTTTTCATTTCTGCTGTAGTTATTACACTAGGGTCTTTGCCGAACAATCCTCTGGTAAGCATTTCCAATTGGTCTATGGTAAGGCTTGTAGCTATTGTTAAGGCTTGAGCTTCTGCATTAATTATATCAACCTCAACGGAGGCATCTTTCTCTTTATCTATCTCTACGAATTTTTTATTATACAATGGATGTATGTGTAGAAACTTTTGAAGTGTTTGGTTTTCTTTACCAACAGTCAGCATACCATCTTCAAAAATGATAGGCTCTAGGATTGCATTTGAATCCTGCTCGTCTTCAAAGACTGAACGTTGGTTAGACGCATACCTCATTGCTCTTTGTGTTCCTGAATCTTCATCAAAATAAAGTAAAGGTGAGCGTCTTGTATGTCTTGATGGAAGCATATATGATAAAGGTGCTTCATTCCTTACGAGCTTATAAGCTCTGTCTACATATTCTTGTTTTTTCTTCATTACAATAAATTATATAAAATTAAAAAATAGGGAGAGGATTTCTCCCCTCCCAAAAAATATACTCATCTTATTACTCTTGGAATAAAAAGAAGTTGTTTGCACCTAAAGTACAGATAGCTCTCTCTGATAGGAAGTTAACCTGCATTGCATCAAGGTCGCTAGTAGCTGCACCACCTGCTGAACCTGTAATCCAAGTTTTATACTTTCTATCTTCAGTAGATGACTTACGATACCTAACGTGTAGGAAAGGACGCTTAGCATTCTTACCCATTACTTGGTCATACACAGAAGTAGTTCCTGCTGGAACAAGTAAACCATGAATAGCACCTGAGCCTGAACCTAACTTTAAACCGCCACGCATTGTAGGGTCGTTAAGGTATTTCCAGTCAGTTTTATAAAAGTCATATCCTCTACGGAATCCATTGAACCCTAGGTTTAAAGCCATGTTCTCACTGTTGTCAAAAAGACCATAAGATACTCCGCCTGCTGCATTAGAAGATTGAGCTGCTAACATATCATCAATGTCAAAGCTAAATCCTCTGTCTAAGAATAATGCATTCTCTTCAATAGCACCTTGCTTATCAAGACGAGATACCACTGTGTCAAACTCAGCAAGTGTACTTGGGTTTCCTCCACCCCATACATTTCCTCTGTTACCTACAGTGTAGAATACACCTTCAGAACCTTTGTTACCAAAGGTTGGGTTGTGAGTAGCATTAGCTACACCTGAACCTGACTCAGCAGGAACAGCTTCTATCATAGAAGTCTCTAGATAATCATCAAAACGTAGACGAGTTTCTGACTCACTCTTTAGATACCATAGGTATCCATTTGCTCCGTTCTCAGTAGTAACTTCAATCCAACCGATTTGAGCCATATCAGAACCACTAACTTCGTAGTTGTCTTTAAGGATAATTGGGCTGTTGTCAAAGATATCATCTTCAGCTTCTAAAGAACCTTCCATTCCAACGGTTCCTTTTTTAAACTCAGAACCATAAATGAATACTGTAAAGTCTGCCTCATTTACACCTGTACCCGCTATAGCAAGTCCACCTGTTTCATAGAAAGCCACATCAAATGTTGCTGCTGTTGTATTTACAGCAACAACGATACCCTTATTAGAGCCTACACCGATGTTAGCAGTTACCATTACGGTCTGTCCTTTACGAATAGCTAAGTAGTCGCTAATAGTATCATTAACGTGAAATGTTACTTTGGCATCACCATTAGTTCCTGTGGCTGCCCCTACGTCTACATACTTGGTGTGTAATCTTCCTTGCTCTGACCATTTAATCATATCAGAATCAGTTGGAAGTTCCGCTGACACCATTCTTAAGAATGATGATATACTTCTGTTTCCATAACGCTCGAATTCTTTTTCGTACACATCTGGAAGATATTGATTTAAGAAATCAAAATTTGTTATATAGTTTGTGCTCAAAGCAACCTGTTTGCTGCTTGGCTGTAAACTATATGTTGGTGTTGCATTTATTGCCATTACTTCAAAAATTTAAAAGTTATTAATTAGCTCCCTCTTGGAGCTTTTATTTTTAATCCTCGTCCTGATGATTGGCTTACGGCTCTGGCTTGGAATCCATCTGATTGGGATTTAGATGGAGTTCTTCGCTCGTCCATATTTACATTTTTAATTTTCTTTGTCACATCTTCTGTAGCTTTCGCTACTCCTTGCTCATAAAAAAACTTAGCGAACCTATCAGGATTCATTGCTACTGCTAAAGCCTTGTGGTATTCAGCCACGTTAATGATGGTTCCGTCATCATCCATATATTTCCCCACAAAATTACGGATATCTTTCTGACTATCCCTCACCTTTTCAATGTCATTCACTTGATATGAAAGACTAGTATCCTCTCCAATACCGAATTCAAAACCTTTGAAGTCTTTGTTAAAAACACTATCTGTCTCACTCTCAAATGCAGACCTTCTACGCTCGGCTGCTTCCTCCGAAGTTTTAGCATTTGCTATATATTGCTTATAGCTTTCGTAATCCTCCTTGTCTTCAGCAGATACATTTGATTGAGACTCTGACACAGCAGCCTCTTTGTACATTTGCTTTTGTTCATTGAAGTATTCCTTAGCTTTTACAATCGCTTTTTTCTTGGCTAGTTTTGCTTTCTTAATATCCATATCATCATCAAGGTCTTCATCATAGTCAAAGTCTTGCATATATATGTCAAGGTCTTCTTCGTCTATTCCTTCTTCAGTTAATAATAGATACTCTTTAATCAAAGTATCGCCATTCATTGCATCAAAGTCTCTGTTTAGTTTAACATAATCATCAACTCCTCTGCCTGTACTCTTCTTATATTCTAAGAACGCTTGCACATCTTCAGGTAGTTCTTGAGGAGTAGGCTCCCCTTTATTGAACAACTCATCAATGCTATTTAACTCTAAACCATCCCGTTTAGATTTAATATACTCAAGTACCTGCTCTTCTGAAAGCTCAGGCACATCTTCTTCTTTAGTTTCTTCTTCTTCTACGGGAGCTTTCTCCTCGGTAGGTTCAGTAGGTTGGCTTAAATCAATTTTAGGTACACCTACTTCTTCTTCCTGCAATTCCGTATGACCTTCGGTAGAGCTGAGGACTTCTTCTTCACGCTCGGCTTTACTTTTTTCTTCTTGTACTGCATCTTTTACTTTTACGTTTTTAAATTCCATGTATATATAAATTAAATTAAATTGTATATGTTTACAAAACTATATAAAATTACTTACTATTTTTTCTATTTTTACCACTTTACTTTTCGTTTCCACCAATAATCATACTCACTATTGCTATCATAGCCATCATAACTCCTGCAACTGTATCTCTTACTTTAGGGTCAAGATGTTCTCCTGTTATAACCGCCCTTATAAAAGTTAATATTATAAATAGGGCTATAAAGACTATTATTAATATAGACAGTCTGTATTTCTGATTGCTATTCATTTACTATCTAGGGTCAAATTCTCCTAAATGGAATCCATCTAAGCTATCTTCATTAGACTCAAACTTTAAGGGAGCACCTTTAGTTTGTCTTTGATTTATAAGTTCAGACTGTTCGCTATTCTGTTGTGATATCCGTTCAGACTTCTTATCTTCTCTTTTATTTTCTCTCTCACTTAACTGCTGTGCAGTCTGTCCTTGTATGGTCATCTGATAATTAAACTCTCTTTCCATTAACATTAGCTTGAGCTGGGCTTCCTTATTTAGTTTAGCTATTTCAAATTGGCTCTTAGCTTGCTCAATGGTAACCTTGCTGTTTGTTTCAGCCTCAGCTTTTTGTTGAGCGACTTGTGAGGACATTTGTTGTTGCTGTAGCTGCATCTGCTGTTGCATAGCTTGTTGCTGCATCTGCATCTTCTCATCACGTTCTTGCTTACCTTTACGCTTAACTTTGAGTAATTGGTTTGCAAGTTTGGTGTTGTTTATATCCCTAATATCAATAGCATCCTCTAGGTATATATCACCTTTAGATAAAGCCATTTGTATATTCTGCTCTAGCATTTGCTTTGCCTCTTCATCAGGAGCAATCTCAATATATATACCAAAATCATATAAATATAAACCTGATATTTGGTCTAGTAATGAAGAGTTATACTTGCCTACCTTAGATACAAAATCTTCTCTAAATGATGCATACTCTAAGATGTCTGCTATTCTTAAAGATGAAGCTTCAGATATCATATGATACATATAAATACTTCCGTCAAGTATGTGACGAGTAGCTGTATTAGAATTTAATGCAGCCATTTTCTGTAACCCAACCAACCCTCTTGGGTCGGGAGTGCTGCCATCTCTCGCTTCATTTAAACCTGTTACAGTTCTAATCATATTGAGGTAATGGTTGTAGTTACCTATAAGCATCTGAGTTTTATTTGCTCCACTATTATGGCTAAGCTCTTGGATAGGAATTTTACCATGATTGTATTCCCCCTCTGATGTGTAGCTTCTACCAATAACAGAACCTGTTTGAAAGTAAAGTTTTAGTGCCTCCTCAGGTGAGTAAGCCTCTCCATTCCCTAGGTCTATTTCATTAAGACCATCTGCGTCAATGTACACACCATCGGGAGTTACCCTTGATATTACTTGCTGCAACTTAAGGTGAGTCATTTGGATTAAATCAGCAAATGGAATCATACGCCTAACTAAGGACTCTAACGAACCCTTGTATATTCTTGGAGCAACAGCAACATACATAGACATTGCGTGTTGGGATGATGATTTAGGTCTCACCATATTTTCAGCCATCTCCCATTTAATAACAATGTCTGTTCCCGCTACCATTACTCCTTCATACCAAACATCAATAGTTTTTTCAATCTTCTCAAACCTTCCCTCCTCTAACATTTCTTCAGGAGGATTAAACTCGTCAGTCTTTTCAATCATTTTCATTGCACCTGAATCAAGAATTTTTTTCTTGTATACAACTTTATTGGTAGTCTTAAAATTAAAATACATTAAAGAACAAGTTTCTCCTGTATATATACTGTCATCTACCTGATTGATACCGTGATACTGATACCAGTCTGTGCTTGCCTGTGAAATGTCTTTTATATCCTCAGGCGTAAGGTCAGGTTTAATTTTAAACAACTCTGTTAAAGGCATTGTTTTAAACTCTCCCCAATAGAATACATCACTAAAGTGTGGGTCTTCTGTGTATGAATGAACTACATTAGCAGGGTCAACATAAGAAATTTTAACACCTTCTCCCTTAAGAAATTCATGTTTCGCAACTCCCATTCCTAAGGTAACTATATCGTAATCAACCTGCTTACGAATTAAATCATATTTATTATCCTTAAGAACAGATTCAATAGCAGCCTCTTCAGCCATCTCAATAGCGGGCTTATATTTTAACTGCATATGCAACATCATCTCTTCATCCGTCTGAGGCATATCACCCTCGTCTAGCATAAAAGGATTAATATTACCTTTCTCTTTTATCAAAGACAACGCTTCCCTAGAAACCATTTGAGCTTCTAAGGTATCTTGGTATTGGTTCTTCCTTTCTTGTGATAACGGGTCAATAGCAGTACATACGGGTCGTAAGTCTCTTTCATTTAATCCATTAACAACTATATCAACAAACTTTGGTATGATTGGAACGGGAGTCCAATCTAGATTTAGGTAAGACAAGTCACCATCAACGGCTATCTCATTTTTATATTTTGCTATACTTTGTTCTCCTCTTGAGTACCTTCTTAGATTATCAAATTCATTATACCTTGAATAATATCTAGAGTCTGATGCTCCACCTCTTTTAAACCATTCGTATTGAATGGCTTGACCTACCTGTAATCCATACTCTATAGTATCCTTCTCTTTGTCACCGACTGCCGAGCTAGGAAAGCTTGTGTAAGAAACACTTACCATTGAATCTTCTTTCATATATTTATGTTATGCGTTGACTGTTGTTGCCTGTATTATTATACCGTGCAAAGTTAACACTAATTTTTGAATCTTTCTTTTCAGCTTTATATAGGTGTTTTTGACAGGCAAGTATAGCTAACCCTGATGATATGGAAGCATCAAACTTAGTTCTGTTATTAATATCAAATTCCGCCCAATCAATTAGAGTTCTATTGAAAGGCATCATACCTATGTCTTCTGAGTCTCTAAACAAACCTTCGTAATCATAACCCACATATTTCTCTATATAAGCCTCTATTGAGGCTGCGTGTATTTGCTTTACATCTTCACTAGAGTTAGGTATTCCTCCTAATTCTTTTTCAGACTTGGATAACTTTGTGTAATGTTTATCAGGTCTATTCATACTATATCCTCTGTACCCCCTGTTCTTAAAGTGATACAACAGACGAGGCTTATTGTTCTCTGCTAGTATAGGCATCCCATAAAAGACACAAGCCATAAGAACATCTTCAAAAAATATCTCAGCAGTCTGTGGTCTA